ACCGAGCTGATAGACTTCCGTGAGCCAGTTGGCTTGATAGCCTTCGGCCCAATTGTGCCAGCCGCTAGCGCCATCAAGTTCGTTGAACGTGCAAGAGTTGCGACGAACGCCATGGACGATTCTGTCAGCTTGTGCGGAATAGACTTCCCAATGACCAGATGTTTCGTTGTACTCGCAGCGGACATTGCATGTAGTATCGTTCCAAAGCTTATGGCCCTCTGGATTGTAAATATCAAGCGTTGCGGCTCCAGCCCAAACGGCGTCGATGCCTTCAATGTTCTCGATCGTATGTGGATCGCCAGCCGTCGCCGCGTTGAATGGGTTTCCTGGCTCTGGATACGCTGCGATCGTGCCCCTGATTCGCTTCGATGTTGTCGATGAACCACCACCTTTTGGCACTGCCCACCATCGGTCGTCGATATCGTCTTTGACAACCAATAAATAATCGGCGTTCGATACCGCGACGTCGTAGACGTTGTAGACAGTGAGCGAGATAGCAGGCGTCGTAGCAAGCGTTCCGCTAAGTGACGTCAACACACTTGCCGTGCCGCTCCCTGGCGTCGTTCCTGATCTTGCGGTTATCGCAGAAGTAGCTTGTGCGATGTAGATTTGCGGAACTGCTGCAGCGTCGGCATCGACCGCTTTTACGACGTCAACACCGATATCATCGTCACCTATGTGCTTCCATTTGTCGCCAGCCGCCACCAAAAAAGTATCGGTATCTGCACCCCACGTCGCTTGCGATGAACCATCGGTGACGATTCGGAACACTGGGCCATTTTGGGCTATGCCGTATTCAAAAGGAGGAACAGCAACCGGACCATTTAAAAGATACTCGGCGTTTGAGCCATCTGGCCTGTCGATTGTTATGTAGTTCTGACCATCGGCTTCAACCGTACCAGTCACCTTCATGCATCCGAACTTCGGCACCTCAAACGCCGAATCGTTTCGGAAATAAATTTGCTCTGGTTCTGGTGGTATAAACTGGTGCTGTATTTCCGATGCCTGCGTAAGTATGCTCCAATGGTTTTTTAACCATCGCATATTTCTCAATAGCTCCCGCATGTTTTCGGGAGTTGTTACGCCGACAGTCGTATCTGCCATTAGTCCTCAAAGACCTTGAATAGGACTTTGCAAGCAGCGGTGTTTGCAATCGCGTAGATCGTTGCACCTGGATTTAACCGAAACATAGCAAACTCGCCAGCCTCTAGGCGAATGCCGTATACCGTTGTTGCGAATCCGATGCGAACGTAATTCGTTGCATCTAGGTTTTGAATAAAGCACCATCCGAGCGTCGATATTTCCGACGTTGATATTGTCTCTTCCGACGTCCCTACTGATACCGTCCCTGGTGCTGGCCCTCCGACTGCGGCTTGATCGAAGTTCTTTGTGATCGACAGTCTTTCAGACAGATTGCCGTTCACCACGCTGAGCGATGCACTTGCACTTATCTCGTTTGCCATTTTATAAAAGTCCTAATGCGTTATATGGAAGTGATCCGTAAAGTTGGAATTCTCGCCAGAGCGTGTTGTTAATGTTCGTGATTTCGTATCCGTTTGCATCAAGAAGCACTGGTCGAGACACTGGAGATTTGTTGCCGTCAAACGCTCTGATTGGCCTGCCGTTTGGATTCGCCGGATCTCGCTTGTAGTAGCCTTCGTGCCGAACTCGCGAGTACCATGCCTTCGCCGCTGTTGTTCGGTAGGGAATGCGAAAAGATATTTCTGCTGTTACTTCCCAGTAGCCATTTACGCTATTTATCGAGCCAATCCGATTCGCATTGAACGTAGTCATTCGAGCCGAGCCAGGTGGCCATCCGTCGAATATGTCGCTGTTTGTTGACACACGGTAGGCAGAAGTGAGATATTGATTAAACGTTTGGAATCGACGTTTAACGTTAAGCTTTGGATCTGGCCTAGAAGCCGTGACGCCTTCGATTCGTTCGCCAAGAACCGTACATATCGGATTGCCGTTCCAGTCCTCGTCGAACTCATGTTGCACGTCGGTATCTGAATAGGTAATCTCTGGCTCGTTCTCGTTGCTTATCCCAGCGTATGCAACGCCAACGATCGTCATAATCGGAGATACTCGCGTTAGATTTGCCGAGCTACACAAGACAAAGCTAGTGCCAGGGTATAGCGAGTTTGCCGCTGGCAAGCCAGTTGCCGCTTGGATTTCCAACGGCGTGTCGTCAGGATCGTGCACAACCTGATAGGCTTCACGAATGGCGACGTTGATGGCACTACCATTGACGACTTCAAAGTCCGAAGCATCTCTAGACCACATCTTGTCTACTGAATGAATCGTCATGTCTGCATCTCCAACTTGACGATCTCTTCGCGACCAGATGATTCCGTATTGTCGGCAATCGTTTCTTGCGTCTTGCTCGACTTAGTAAGTTCTCGCAAAATCCATGGCAAATGTTTTGCGATCATCTCCAGGTGGTTTTGCCGCCCTCGACCAACTGTCAGAGTCCTAGACTCGACAGCCGAAACTTGCTGCACTTCGGTATTTTGCAAATCTCGGATTCTCTCAGCTTCGTTTATTTTTTCCTGCTCTTTAGCCAAGATTGCGGCATCGGCCTTGTCTCGCTCTTGCTCTCGTCGTCTTTCTTCGTCGCTTAGCCGTTTGATTTCGTTCTCGTTTGAAACGATCTTAAGTGCGTCCAGCTTGTTTATGCCTTGCTTCTCTAACGAGAAAACTCTTGCCGCATCTGCACCCTCGTTAAGTGCGATCCGCTGCTCTTCTAGTTTGTCGATTGTTGCCTGTTGCAAGCTAAGCGATCGTTCTGCGGCTCGCTGTTTTTCGTCTTCAGCTTTCTTCGCCGCGTCGTTCATTTCTCGAATTGCGTCTCGCTGGCGAATAAGCCGTTCTGCTTCTGCTCTTGCATCATCGCCGGTCGTGTTGCGCGAAGCCTCAATTGCCGCGATGTCTTCTTTTCTCGCCGAGAGCAACTCAACTTCTTCGCGAAGTCCTTTTAGGTAGTCGTCAGACTTTGATTTAATCGACTGCTCTTCTTTTAGTGCTTCGATGCCTCTGGCTCGTTCAGAGTTAACGTTTGCAAGCTCGTCTCGTTGCGATCGCAGCCCTTCAAGCATCTTTTGCTCGGCTGCAATTCGACCGCGGATAGCATCTGTTGCGGCTTTGTCAGCACCAGGAAGTCCAAGCATTCCGCTAATACTGCCATCAAACTCAGCGACCTCTGCTTGCGATTTTGCAATCACTCCCGCAAGCGATTCCATGTCCGCTTCAAGCTTTTTGATCAAACCGCTGTAGGCTTGCTTCTTTGCCTCTGGATCTTTGATTAGCTCTATCTCTTGCGTCTTAAACCGTATATCTCGGTTGAGAGCTTCTGCCATCCCATTCGTTGCACGGACTACATTATCGGCCGTTGTCTTGATCTGTTTCGAGAATGCAGACAAGTTGTATATTTGCTCTCCAAGCATCTTGCCGAGAGATAGCCCTGCGGATGCGGCAGCGGCAACAATACCAGCTTTGAAAGCTAATGCACCAGCCGTACCAGTTTTTGCAACTTCTGAAAATTGCGTTGTCTTTTCAGTAAGCCCCGCAAGCTGACCAGCGAAGCTGCCGATTGCAGTTCCGCCAAGAGAATTGGCAAGCGAGCCGAAGAACTCGGTTGACTTCTTGGCACGTTCTCCAACTTCCTTGACTCGCTTGATGCTCGACTCGGCATTTTGCGCAGCGGTCTTGAACTTGCCAGACGCAAGGTCTTCAGCTTCGATTAGAATTTCAACTGATTCAGTTGCCATTGAGCAAGGCTTTCGCTTTGGCGTCTTCGTTGTTTAGGATCGTCGCAGCTTCAGTAAACCAAACGGACTGGTCAAGAGCACCACCTGCTACGGGTGGCAATCCCTTTTCGAATAGGTCAATGAGCCCAACCGCTTGCACTACCTTGCGGCAATACTTGTTTGGGCATCCGTCGATCTTCAAATATCCTTCGTCGCATTCTTCGCACCCTTGCCCGTCGCACGACGTGCACTCGATTTCCAGTGGTTCGTTTTCGGTTCCAGCGTCAACGCATTTTTTGTCTGTGCAATACTTGCAGAGCAATCCGTTTCTAATCAACGCCGCTATTCGGAACTTTTTTTTTCGTCGGTCGTCACATGCTGGTTGAAAGCAACTTTGCGGAGTAGTTCTCTTGCTTCCGAAAAGCTCAGTACGTCTTTCATTGCATCTTTCGAAAACTCGTGGCCACTCATGTTCGACCAGCCAACCAGGACTTCAGATAACGTATCGACGATGCGGGTAAACAACTGGTCTACCGTTGCGTCTTTGTCTTCAGTCAACATGTCAATCGTTGCCAGAATATTTTGCTGCCCTCTCATCGACTGCGACTTCGCGAAGAACGTCGGTTGAACGTCCTTCGGCTTGTCTTTATCGAAATCAAGAACAACGGGAAAAGAAAGATCAGGTTCCAAAAACACTGGCATCAAGTATCATCCGAAAAATGAATTGAAAGTTCCTGGTCCACAGTTGTTCCGTTGCGATTGCATTGCAGTTCGATTTCGTCCGTTACAAGTCGATTGCGGTCACCTTCTTGGATGTTGATGATCTGAGCTTTCGGGGCCGAGATGCTTACGCTTCCATCTCCGGTAGCCGATGCAATCGTTGTGCTAAACTCAGCTTCCAATCGGTCCAGCCAATTCGAGTACGACGGCCTGGTCGCCGCTAGCTTGGCTTCCGGATTGATCGTAATCCGAGGAATTCGATTGGTAATGATTGCAGCATGGTAGCCACCTTCCGACGTGGCACACTCTCGCAAAACAACTTCGTTGCCGGCGTCGAATGTCACGTTCTCCGCACACAACGTTATCGCGTTGAAAGTCGTTGCACCTCCAGCGGCTCGTAGTGGAATATCGGCAGTTGGATATGTCGGAGTAACCAGCGTCACGTCGCTTGGATCGTCGACCCAAATACCGGTAAACGTCCACTCGATGTAGGCCATTCGACCAGTCGGAAATACTGCTCGAAATGTACCGGCTGCACCCTTGATCGACTTAAACAACCCATCGATATAGCAACCAATCGTGAGCGTCTTAACGTTCGAACCGGGGGCCTCTGTCTTTGGATAGAATGTGTCGGTCGAGAGAACGAATCCACACGCTGGCATGAACACCGACGCCCAGCTTGGGATGCCTGATCCGTCCCATCCGATGTCGGTTTTGAATGTCGCTGTGCCACCGTAGCCACCCGGTACACTCGATAGATTTCCGAACCCGCCTTGACCCTCGCGAGCTTCGAACGGAATGTTCGGCTGAATCATAACGTCGTAAGCGTTGAATGCTCCGTCAGTGCCAGACAATGCGATTGCAGTTCCGACAGTTGTCTCAACCTTCGCTGCTAATACTCGCTTGCGTTTTAATAGTGTCATTTGACTTTCCCCTGCTCTCGCAGTTTCAAAAGGTTGAAACGTCGTTTTAAGTGGTATCTCATTAGTTCGTTTGCTTCGCGATTTAATCGCGAAACAACTCCTTGTGAATGCATGTCTTGGGCTAGGTCTGTGTATTGCTTGATGTTCAACGGCTTGCGTGCTTTGCCAGCCCTGACGTACACGCTGCGGGAAAGCTTGATGATCTTTGGTCCGAATGCAGACGGAATGAAAATCTTCGGTCTGCTTTGGTACAGCTTGTACTCAACACCTTTCTTCGTCTGCTTTGCTTTACCTTCCCTCGTCAAGTTGGACAAACTAATAGGACGTCTTGCCCTAATTCGTATGCCTCCAGATAGCTTATTGATAAAGAACCGCTGAATTCTCTTATCAACGGCTTTCTTCTTTATGTTGAGTTCTTTTCGTATTTCAGACGACGCAACTACCTTCAGGCTTTTCGTCGTATCGCTGATAGCCGCAGCCGTAGCCTTGACGACCTTATCAGCAGACGTGAACATCGCCTTGCGCACTTTCTCGGCTTCTAGCTTGTTGAATCGGAAGGTTATCATCGGATGTTGTACGGGTCGTTTTCGTCGGTTCGATATGTGATGTAAATCGGAATATTGATGCCATCTATTCCGCCGTCCGCACTTATCATCTCTCGCGTTCCCCAAGCGGAATCAATCGCGTTCCCGTCGAATGTGTGCCACGTCGAATAATCATCAGATACACACGCCATAACGTCAGACGCGAAAGCGTTTATCGTTGTGTCGATTGGCTCTAGTGATTTTTCGTCTGTCATCAGATGGCACCTGATATTGAACTTCTGACGCCTCGCAACCGATGGCGGATTGCCTTGGCAACTTAGCTCCTCAACTATCTCTTCATCGCCTTGCGTCAAAACTATCTGTCGATGTTTCGGAGTGAACGCATCTAATCGAACTGGTCGGATTACCTCAAATACGTTTGTTCCGTAGGTTGTGTTGGCAACCATCAAATTCAATCGTCTTTCTAGCTCAACCGCGATATTCTCAAGGATGGTTAGCGGCATTCAAGCATCAACATCCCTTCATCGTGGCCGAGTAGTTTGGTAATTGTTCGCTGCGTTCTTTCCTGTCCCTCTCGAACGGCGAACGCAAGCGAATCGCCGCCGAGGTTTAGTTCTTCGCTTGAGATACCAGTCTCGTTGTTGTTGTGGACGTGGATCTCAAACACTGGTGTGACGGCATCGCCATCCTCTTGGAGAATGGCGAGTGCCTCACGTATCACGATCCCATCGATACACCTTGCATCCCCGGTCCTGTTGTAGTACACGACCGTTTCGGCAAAGTCATCGAGATTGCAAAACACGCTGAGCCCATCGGCTTTTATTGTGTCGTGCAGTGTCATTGATTATCGCTTCGCAACAACTTTGATGTAGTCGATCGTCACCGCGTCCGCGTCCGTTGCCGCAGTCTTCTGGATCTGCACGTACGGTTGAAGCGAACTTGTGGCCGCACTCATATCGAAAGTCGTAGCAGCAGCAACGCGAGCACCGTCCACATAGAACTTCACGTTGGACTTGCCGCCGCTAAAGTCAATCACGAATTTTTTGTACGTGGTTGAAAGAGTGGCACCAGTCGCGATGTCATCCTTGTCGGTAGTTCCGTCATCGGATTCAACAACGAGCGTCGTATTGCCGATCAAGCGGAAGCTCGCATGATTTGCGATCGAATCGATCGCGTCATTGCGTGCCGATGCCAAACCCCAAGCGACACTAGTCGCCGCTGAAGTGACCCCGCTTACCTTCACTCGTGCTTCGAATCGTTGGATGTTGTCGATGTCAAAGCAGAGCTTGTCACCGAACGACAGACAAACGTTTTCGACTTCGTTGGTAGCTGCGAGAGTGATTGCCACTTCGCCTGTAGACGACGGGCTTACAGTTGCTACCGTTGGTGATCCTGCCGCACTTGTGTCAGCGACTGCCCAGGGAGAGCCCTGGCCCGCTGTGCTGAATGTATCAGAACCGAAGAAGTCGTCCTCGAAAATTGCAAAGTCTTGAATACCAGCCATGTTTCTTTTCTTTCTAATCTAGATTTCACTACGTGATTGAAAATCTCAAACACCGTCCAAACAACCCCGGCTAGATACGCTAGCCGGGGATAATCAACTAACGACGCACTAGGAAGCGTTGCGGTACAGACCGCGCCAATCGATTGCCTTGACGCCGAACGTCTGGCGAATCTTGTACTTGTACGTGTCTGTGTCAAAATCTTCTTCAGTGTCGACAACTGGCGATTCTTCACCTTGCAAGAAAGTGATTTCAACCGTATCTACCTGGGAAGGATCTGCAGCCAAGTACCAAGTCGTAGCACTCGATGCGTCCAGCAAAGCATCCGCAACGATTTGCAGAGTGCTTCGTTTTCCACCAGGCCCGTAGATGTTGTGGGTGTTGCTGTTACCTGCCGCACTTCCGCCAACTTCAGGGCGTGCCATCGATCCAAGGACTTCCAACGCCGTAGCTTCGTACGCAACCGGAACAATCAAATACCGTGGCGTGATGTTGAGGATTGCGGAAGAAATCAAGCCAGTCTGCTTTCGCATTTTCAAGAAACCAGCATTTAGCGTTGTAACGCTTGGTGCTGCAGCAGCTCCAGAAGTGTTATCGCCTGAATCATGGCTTGACGAGAACAAAGCGTTTCCGTCACCCATGTTGGCGTTAGCTGTCAACACACCATAAACAGCAGCATTCTGCGTACGACGGGCTGCAGTACCCATCTTTGCAGTCGTGCGGGAAATAGCATCCAAGTCGTCGTTGACGATGGTTTCCCAGCTAACAGTGAACTCCGCACCGTACTTGTTTAGCTGATACGATTCTTTCGAATCGCTCATTGCCTTTTCTGGATACGGTAAGTTTTCTGGGACCATTTCAAGGTTCGGGAATTCACTGATTCGAGTGCGGTAGATCGTTTTCAAATCAGGAACCGATGCACCCTGGCGAGCCCACATTGACCACGTGTATTCGGCTTCCTCATACTCAGCAAGCAACGACTTGTTGATAACATCCATGAGGATGTTCGAGAAACTTCCAGTCGTGTGGTATGCGTCACGCATAACCAAACCGTGCTGGCGTTGTACTCGTGGGTTGCCCATCGCAGCCAAAACGATGTCTTTTCGAGACATGCGATCGACCTTTGCACCGCTTCGGATGATGCAATCCTTAGCGATTTCATCCATTGGACGGTTTGCAAAGTCTTGATATCCTGCACTTCCTTCAGATGCCAAGCGGTTGGCAGCCTTCGAGCGCGATCGAGCAATAAGCCCATCACGAACTGCGGCGCTAAACTTGTCATCCTCGGATGCAGTAACTCGAACGTCGGCACCAACCGACGAGCCTAATGGTTGTGTTGCCATTCGTTCAATAATCCTTTTGCGAGCGTCT